TATGTAAATATAGGTAAATTAGCAACTTTAAAATTTATTTCTTCTGGAAATTCACTCGAACCAAAATCATATATTATAAATATTAAAAGTGAAAATCAAAAAAATAATATAAATGATTATAATCCAAAGACATATGGACATTTAACATTTAGATTTATCGAAGACTATAATGAAATTAAAGAAGGTACTGAATTAAATATAATTTTCCAAGTTAACCGATCTGAACAAAATATAACAACTTTACCTGATCCAGATCCAAGTAATGAAGTGAACTTTAAATTTATTACGAATACATATCTAATTAAAACAAGTTAAGAAAAAATATAATTTTAATATTATAGAGAGCTTCATATAATGAAAGTAATTAATATAATATTAATTTTACTGTTAATATTATTCATAATATTAAATTTATATCATGTATTTTATGTTCGTAAAACATATCTGAATAAAGAATTACAAGAAAATTTCATTTTTAGTGACACTTATACAGATGAAAATATTGATTCTAGTACGTTTCAATATTGTGATCCATCTATAAATTCAGAATGTACAAATACTTATACTGCGCTTGAAAATAATTCAGCAGATTTTATGAATAACTATTCAAGATATGATACCAACTATAGTTTATCAAATATTCAAAATACAAGTCATGAATATAGAAAATATAATGATATAATGACTAATAAGAACATACTTGCATATAGATGTTTAAAAAGATCACCAAAAGAATTACAACAAATATTAAATACACTACAAAATCCAATACCATCTTTGTATAAAAAAATATATCTATACGATGAACAATCATTAAATAATTATATAGAAGACCAACTTAATAATATAACAAATGAAGTTAACCAAGAAATTAAAATAGATCTTGATGCTAATAAAAATACCTCTAAATTATTAGGACCCGTGTATATTTGTATATCACAAGCACCTTACATCAAATATAATGGTGATATGATAAAAGCAAGATTTGATGTAACTAATAATCAACGAGCTTATTATATAGAAGAACGTATTAATGATATACGTAGATATGATTTACAAACTGGTAATGGTACAGAAGACAAACTATCATCTCTTTATACTGAAATATTATTCATATTTCCTATGTATAAAATAAAAAATACAGAAAACGGAACTACAACTATTGAATTTGCTAATGAAGATAATAGAAACAATAATTTTATTTCATACATTACACAATATTTTGTACAAGATAAATTATGTTTTATGAAATGTAATAAAAGTGAATTAAGTTGTGGATGTTTAAATGCTAATTCAGATGATATGAATACAAATAATAATATACATATAGCAAGTGATGTATCAAATTCAACTATAAAACAATATACATCAGTTTGTTATGATCATAATACTATAAAAACAAATTATTCTATATTATATTATTTAAATCCATATGGAAATACAAATGATAAACATATTTTAAATTTAAATAGATCTACATAGAAACACAAGTATATTTTAATCTGTATCATCTATAAATTGAATTTTTTTTGTTGCTTTTACCTCGGGTGGTAATAATCTACATTCTTCTACCTTTTTCCAAAAGTCGTCGATTTTAGGTATAATAGCCTTCCATTCTTCTTCTTTGAAATAAACTTTTTGGACATTTATTTTTTCCAATTTCCAATAATTAAACTTTAGAAATTCAATATTATCCATAGTATTATTTTTGATTTGTTCTTTGATATCTTTTAAAGTGTCAGACGGTGATTTATCAGGATTACTATATAAGTAATAAAATTGTTTATTATTGTCAATATATTCTGCAATAATACCATGATTGATTACAGCATCTTTAGAAATATTCAATAAATATTCATTTTCATCTGAAAATGTTTTAAATTCACATTCTATATAATCACATTCATTTAATCTACATACTGCTAATTGACCTTGAATTTGTATTTGATATTTTACAGGAATATTATCATCTATGATTTTTCTCGAATAAGGACATTTAATTTCTATCATTATACCCAATTCATTAATACCATCAGGAGAAGCGCCAAAATGTTGATTGGTTGGATCACAAATTAATCCAAAGTCATAAATTTTTATATTATTATTGGCTTGTGAATAACATCTTGATGCCATTGGTTCAAACATAGTTCCCCACTTTAGTGCAGGAATATTATTATAATTTACATTGTCAATAATTATATTTGCCTTCTTCTTTGCTAAACTTAAACTGGTACTACCGCCTTTTATAGCATCATAAAGATCACTTGCAGTTAATCTATTTTTTCTAAGTTCTAACCATTCCTGTGTTCGTTGTTGTATAAATGGTATTTTTTGTAATTCTTCTAATTGAATACGATAATTGAATATATTTTTAACTCTTTCTAAAACTATATTATAATCACATAAAACTATTTTGGCTATATTTTTGGAAAAATCGTCAATATTACTTTTATTGAGTGTATTAATATTTACAAGAATAGCAGCATCTATTAAGCTACTATTATTCATATAGTTAATATTAGTAGTTATATTATATTTATATAGGTTTTTAATTAAATAATTCAAATTATTAATTATCATTCTGCAATAGTTCTTTTTCAAGCGTTTTTTGATAAAGTTTTGAACTCTTTTGTTTCTTATCAAGTGTAGCATTGATTAAATTAAGTGTTTTTCTACTGTAATAATCAAGTTCAGAAGGATCTTTTGTCATTTTTTTATTTTTATTAACCTTTATATCACAAGCATGAGATATTTCATTAAATTTATTTTCCAAAAGAATATCAAAAATTTCCGTCTCCATAATAAGGTTTATGTTTAATATATTCACTCATTTTTTATATTATTTTCATCTTAACTAGTCTGTGACGGTTTTAATATTAATATTGTAATTTTGTATGTCTATATATTGATAAGATTTTGTACCAAAAGCTCTTGATATGCCTGTATCAACATACCATACATTATTAATCATTTTAACATTATCAACTGTTGTGTGACCTACAAACATATAAATACAATTTATACTATCTAAAATTTCTTTTATAGTTTCAGATGGATCTAAATCTCTATTCCAAAGTATACCTTCGTTATCTAATATTATTTTATCAAATATTTCCTTATCTTCTACTAATACAGATTGATTTTGCATAAAGTTTTTCCAAATTATATTTAAATATGATAAATCTTTACTATATTTTTTCAAAATTTCCATATGAATTTTTCTCAATCCAGCATGGCAAAATAATAATTCACCAATCTTAACTACAATAGGTCTATTGCACAGTATAGAAGATAAAGTTCCGGAAGGTTTAAACATTTCGTATCTTGAATTATTAATACTTTTTGTAGATACATAAGAAAAATTTCCAATTACATTCATTAATTCATGATTGCCTATCAAAGATATCACTTTACCTCCTTTTGTTTTTGCTACATTGTTGATAAAATTTGTAAAATGGATCATTTCTGTATCATCAAGAACCTCCCACTCATTGGTAGGTACCCTATTTTGACTATCTACTTGATCTCCTAATTGTATAACCATTGTATTAGGTGGTTTAGCAATCCATTCTATATTTTTGTTGATAATTTGAGCATCAATCAAAATGTTTTTAAATCTTTTAATATCACCATGAATATCACCTATAATTATAATTCTTTCTGCTTTGGGATATTCATAAATAATTTCATCATTTAACATTTTGATATATATAATATAGTTATATTATTATTATATATATTATCCTCTCTTATACCTAGTATAAAAAATGAGTATTTGCTTTATTCACTTATTTACTTGATTATAATGAATATTATACCAGAAGATTTATTTATAAATATTACAAAATACATATCATATAATAAGGGAAAATATTTACATAAGATTTTAAGATTTCAATGTACAAATAGAGAAATATTCCAAAGCTCTATTTCTAATTTTATGATGACCAAATACATATTGAACAATATGTGTATCAATACTGGTGAATTATATGATATAATTGATAAAAGTTCTTTTGAGATTAAATATATATATCATATTATCAATAAAATCGAACATAATCTGATAACAAATCGAAATAAATATGAAATAAATTTCACATATAAATATAAAAAAAATGTTGAAGAATTTGAAATCAAAAATACAATAAAATGTATAAAAATACTATTAAATATGATATCTATTTACACTTCTAGAGATTTTATGATAAACAATCCATATATTTACTTGCATACTTCAATGTGTAATATGATGACAGATTATATGATAATGCATTTAAGGAAAATACATTCAAATATTGATAATTCTGAATTAATGAAATATAAAATGATGATATTTGATACATCATGGTTTTATATAGATATAGATATATATGATGCTCTCAAAAATTATCTTGAAAGAACTGAAAAAACATAATATAAATAAATTTATGTGGTAATTTTGGATAATTTATCAGTTATATATGATATATCATCATTGCAATATTCGTCATAGTATTTTAGAGTTTCTAACCATGATAAAGCTTGAATTGTACCATTCTTCTCATAAATTTGCCAAAATTGGTCTATTACATTTTTTTTTAACTCTTGATTTTTCATTTTCTTGTAAAATAATTATAGTTTATTATTTATATCAAATATAATTTAAGGATTTAATATTTTATATTATATAATGAATTATATTAATATTGATACAATTACTGTAAATAATCAGCAACCATCTACGGCAGATATAGGGGTTACTATAATAATACCTCTTTATAATGGTATTGAATTCATAGAAGAAGCTATTAAATCAGTTGTTAACCAAACTCATAAAAGATGGGAATTAATAATTGGTGTCAATGGATACGAAATAAATTCACACGTAGAACAAGAGGTAAATAAAATTTGTGCAAAATTTTTATACCATAAGCATAAAATTTATGTTAAACATTATACAACTAAGGGTGCACCATTAACATTAAATGCATTAGCTAAAGATGCAAAATATGATTATATTGCGTTTTTGGATGCAGATGATTTTTGGGAAACAACTAAATTGGAAAAACAATTAAAATATATAGATAAATATGATGTGATTGGAACTTATTGTAGATATATTGGAAATCTTAATTTTTGTCCATCTATACCATTAAATGACATATCATCACACGATATATTTACAATTAATCCACTTTTACATTCTTCTATATTAATAAAAAAAGAATTGGTTCAATTTGATGATCATTTTGTATATGATTATAATTTATGGTTTAAATTATATCATGAAAAAAAGAAATTTTTCAATGTACCAGATATACTTATGTATCATCGTGTACATAATAATAGTGCGTATAATGGAACAAATCAAGATTATTTAGAAGAACTCAAATCTAAATGGAAAAAAATATATGGAAAAGATAACTAGTGTGAATTATGGTATTCGCGCCATAATTCCTTTAAATATTGTACATTATCTACACATTTATAATTAAAAGAACTTTCTATATGTACACGATGATTACACAAAACTTTATCTAAATTGTAAAACTTCTTCTTTAGAAAGAAGAGTTTAAACCATAAACTGTAATCATCTAGACCTTGAACTGGTTTTACATATTTTTCATCATCCCAAAAAGCATATTCTTTTTTTATAATAACCGAGGAATTTATTATAGGATTATAATCAAATATATTGTGCGTATGTGTTATATCACCAAGTGGTATTGGAGGAGAACCCGTTCTATCACCAAAATATTCACATTTTCCTCCTACAACATCGTATTCATATAGATAAGGTAATTGTAATTCAAGTTTATTATGAACCCAATTATCATCAACATCAAGTATTGCTATATAACTATATTTTGTATCTCGTGTCATCATATTAAGCGTATTAGGTTTTCCTTGTGCAGAATAATATTTAACAAGTATATCATATTTTTTATCTGGATTTAATTTTTCTACAATCACGACAGCAGATCTTTCAATATCAGATCCTTCTGAATAACCATTAATACCAATTATAATCTCCCACTTTTTATATGTTTGATTAATAACTGATGATACAGATTGCTCTAGATATTCTATACCATTATATAATGGTATTAGGATACTTATACCATCTACTTCTATTGAAGAATTAATTATATCTGGTTTATTAGAATTATTATTAATAACATTTATATTATCTATATTGTAAAAGTTCATATTAGATATAATTAATTTATTTTTATATCATATCAAAATACTTATAAAGGATTGGTATGTATTATTTAATTATAATAAATGGTAAAATTAAACGTTTATGTAATTTATTCTCCTCATTTAGAAAATAGACAAAAATATATAAATAGTACTATTGATTTCATAAAAAAAACTTCTGAATCAGCTGGTTTTATTTTTAATATAAATATTATTACAGATCCATCTAAAGAGTTTATTGATAAAAATGTCGAAGTATTTAACAAACGAATCAATTATGATAAATATCCCAATGATTCTAAAATTAATACAGAATTTAATTCACTGGTTCAGTTACTAAATTCGTCGCAAATTTCAAATATTGAAAAACATCGAGAAATATATAAACATATAATGGATCAGCCAGACGACGATATTTATATGATAATTGAAGATGATGTTGTCATTGGACAGGAATATATATATAATATTGAAAAATTGTTTAAAAATCTAAAAGACAAATCATTTGAAGATGACTGGGATGTATTATTTACATGTTTACCTTCTATGAAGCAAGATGGTAAAATGAAACTTGAAAATATTAAAGATAGTTATACCACGCTAATGTGCAAAAGCTCATATTTTATTAAACCTTCTATATGTAAAGATTTATACAAATATACAGAAATATTGAAGATGACATTAAAAAATTGTCTTGCAAGATTTTTCTATGAAAATCCACATATTAAGGCAATGTATTTAAATAAACATACCTTTTTAGAAGCATCAAAAATAGGTATCTTACCATCTTCAATCAATCCAAATAATTTTTTGTTTCAAAACAATCAGTTTATTCGCCTAACACACATATCTAATTTACCAGTAATTAAAGAAGATGATTTGAAAGAAGCAGATAAATTATTTGAAAATGCAAAACAAATCGATAGCGCAGATATATTACATATTATGGGTATAATATATTATAAATATAAAGACTATAGCAAGGCAAGAGAATATATGACGGCTGCTGTTGATAACTTGAAGAAAAATAAGGGTTACTTGCAACAAAATAGCGAAATTTTAAATAATTGTATCAATATGTATCAATTTGAGCAAGAAAATCTAGAAGAATATATTAAAACAGTACCAAAATATTCATAGATTATTCTTCTGCGGATTTTTGTTCTAATGTAGATATTCTTTCAGTAATTTTATTTATCTGCATATTAAATTGTGCTAATATATTGGTTACTTGATTTACTTTTTCAAAAAGACTTGAAACATCTTGGGGTGATACATATTCGGATGGTAAATCATCTAATTTTGATGTTACACCTGATATTTTTTCATTTAAAGAGCTAGTTTGAGCATCTAAAGTAGTTAGTTTTTCATTAATTAAACTTAAATCTACACTGCTAGAGTTATCTAAAGAAATTCCTGAAGCAGTAGATAAAGCATTTACCTTTTGTTCAAGGTCATTGAGTTTTGTATAAATATTTGCAAATACCATTCCTATAATTAAATAGATATAATAATTTACAATATTTAACACATCAACATATAAAAAAATGATTATATCTTTTAATAATTAGAAAACTTATATAAAATGATTGTGCCTATCAGATGTTTTACTTGTGGAAGAGTTATGGCAGATATATGTGACTACTATGAAAGAGAGAAGGCTAAAATCGAAGAAAATAACGACGTTGACCCTATGTATAAAAATTTTGAGAAAATTCATACAGCACATATTCTTAATAAATTGGGTTTAAAGAGGTATTGTTGTAGAAGAAATTTAATCGCTAATATAGATATGATGCAAATTATATAATATCTTATATACCATTAAGAAATATGGAAAAAAAAAATTTGGAAATTGTAAACATTGATCAATATATTGAAAAACAAATAGAATTAAAGTTAAATAGTTTATTGGAAACCTTACCAGACAAACAACTAAACCCTAATAATATTAAACCAATATATCAATATACGATAGGTGAATTATATAAAAATACATTACAAACTAGTATTGATATAATAAACGATATTGTAGATATTTACGGGAAAAAAGATTATATTAATTCTTCAAACTATTATGATATATTATTAAGTATTTTATTAAAAGATAATAGAAAAGTATATGTCGGAATATTACTAATTATTTTTTCATTTATAATATATTTTATTGATGGTGCATCAATCTAAAAATAAAAGATATAAAAAGTATAGAATATATGATATATTTCACCAAAAATATATCAGATAATTATTATTATATTATCATTTTTGCACTTACTTTTTATATTTTAGCAAAATTACGAGCATCTATATTAATATCTATAATAATTATTATAATTATAGCATATTATATAGATTATAATTTACAGAATGAACTTAAAAATAACAAAAATAAGGCAATTACAGTCAAAGAAAAATTAAGACAAGAAGTACAAAATGTAAAAGAATTAAATACATATAGTGCATATGTAAATGAAAATAAAAAAGATTTAAAATATCTTGTAAAAAATCAAGAATTTATGGATATATTACATAACATTAGATTTATCAAAAAATTTGATAAAACAAGATATACAAATCTTATTGTATATATGGATAGGATCATGAAAATATATATATACATATTAGCGGATAGATATGATATAAATACGTATTTACCATTGTTTAATGATTTAAAATCTGAAGTATTAGAAATTATGTATTCGTTAATTTTTGTAATACCTGATAGATTTAAACATATATATGGGTTTGATCCACATCAAGAAATACAAAAATCTCTAGAAGATTTTTATAAAAAAACTAATAAAATGATTACAATTATAGGTAATTATAGTAAAATTGGTAAAAATGAATATTATATAAACTTAGAAAAATATAGACCTTATGAAGTTGATAAAGAACTTTATCTACCCTAAACAAATTTATGCTAATGGAGATGTATAATCTGATAAAGTAGTGTCAACATTATATATACCTTGTGTCTTTCTTTCTGCAGTATTATTGAGATTATTGATATTGAAAATATCAGTTGAATATTTTAAATCATTAAGAGATGAATTTGGAACCCATTTATATTGACCATTCCAGTCTAATAAACTATTGCCTCCTTTTACTTTTTTAGCTGATTTTTTTGGAGTTCTAGTTTTTATATGTTTAGTATCTTTTTTAACCTTTTTTTTATCTTGAACTTTTTGTTTTTTAGGGTCAAATTTTTTGTATTTTTTATAGAGATTTGGTATTAGAATTGTAAATTGTCTTACAATTGTAATTATTTTACTCTTACCTTTTTTACATGTAAAACATCCGCCTTGCATTTTTGATTTATTAGAACATGATGTGCATCCTCCATTGTAAGCACCACCTTTTGTACTGACTGAATTTACATAATCAAAAGGATCTAAATTCATTTCCGGTAAACCAATTCCTGATTGACTTGCTATGTCAGAAGCATTTCTTTGATTACTTAATTTGTTTATCTGTTCTAAAAGCGATGTTTCACCTAAAGATTGTCCCGCAGATTGTGCTAATTGTGAAACTTGCTGTCCTACAGATTGTCCTGCAGATTGTCCTACAGATTGTCCCGCAGATTGTGCTAATTGTGAAACTTGTTGTCCTGTAGATTGTCCTGTAGATTGTCCTGTAGATTGTGCTAATTGTGAAACTTGCTGCCCTACAGATTGTCCCGCAGATTGTGCTAATTGTGAAACTTGCTGTCCTGGTACTTCATTATTTGTAGATTTATTGTTGGCACCGCCTGTATGTTTAAATTTTTTACTTTGTTTATACATATATTTCTATAATATAACAATACAAAAATTATATATAAATAATAGAATATTTTATTATATATAAATGATTGAAATTAGTCTTGATGAACTTAATAGTATGTTAGTTGATATGAATGACATGACAGATGAAGAAATAAATGAAAAATATAATTTAGATATCAATGAATTAGAAGAAAATATATCTGATCACATTGATCAATGTTATATCAACAATAATATTTATCATATTTTTCCTATACTTAGTATTAGTATGTTAGCATTAAATACAATATTATTTGTATATTTTGTGTAAGTTAGATAAAAACTAATATATTTATTTGTTTTTTTAAATAAAGAAAGAAATATTCTATATTTGTTATGAATAGCATTTTACCTTCTGGTATTTCAAGATTAAATACTACATCTTCTAAATTTAATCTTGATTCAGGATCGGTATTAATTGGTTTAGATGCTGGAACACAATTACAAGATATAGACAATGTTTTTATTGGTAATTCTGCAGGTTCTAAAAGTACATTGGTATCAGAGTCAATATTCATAGGCAATTATGCCGGTCAGAATATTGAGACAGGGAAAAAAAATATAATCATAGGCGAAGATAAATCTACATCATATCTTAACAAGGCAAACATAATATCTATTGGATACAATAATATAAATAATGATACAATTGGAATTGGTTCAAATATTATCAGTAATGGTATAAATAATATGGCAATTGGTAAAAATATAAATTGTGACGCAAATAATGTATATTCTTATGGTAATAATTTAGTAATAAAAAATAGTGAATATTTTTTTAATTCATTATTAGTGAATGATAATAAAATACTCCTTGATGGTTTCAATAAAATTGGACTGTTAGATATTAAATCAAATACAAATTATTATTTATCTAATAACATTTATATATCATATGAAATCAATAATTATATTAAATATCCTAATACCATATTTTCAAAAGAAACAGACATTTTGTTTAAATTTAAACCAACAAAAGGTGTAAGATTTGATTTCAATCTGGGATTTTATAAAGATAGTTGTAATATTATTAATTTTAATTTTAAACAAAATTCAATTGAATATACAAATAAAGAGACATCTATTGATTTTAAATATACGATTAATCTAAACAATAAAATTATATATGATTCATATAATATAATACACATTATAAACAATGATAGAAACTACAAAGCTTTATCAATATATATAAATCCTATTTACAATGGATATTTAATAGATAGAACACTTTCAACAAATTATACACAAGGGTTGATAAATAATATCAATGACATCGATATAAATAGCATCAAAATAGAATACATATTAGACAATAATAAAAATGATATAAATTCAAATTATATTTTTAGTGATTATTACACTAAATTATATTACACATCAAACAGCACGTCAAATAGTACGTCAAATAGTACGTCAAATAGTACGTCAAATAGTACGTCAAATAGTACGTCAAATAGTACGTCAAATAGTACGTCAAATGTTATATCATCAGGCATTTACAATAATTTTATTATAGATTATCATAGTTTTAATAATGTATCAAAAGGATTGTCTTTTAAAGATTTTATTATTTCAATAAATGATGTTTATGCAAATAATTACAATTTTGTTTGTGGCAAAGATATTAATGTTAAAGGTGTTAATAATATATGTATAGGAGATCATCAAAATATTGAAGGTAATAATTCTGTCATTATTGGTAATAATATTTCAACTGGTAAACTTTTTAAAAACTGTACAGATTCATTAATAATAGGAACAAGTAATTTTATAAATAATTTTGCAAAGAACTCAATAGTATTAGGTAATAATAATTATACAGATACTTATGATGATATAGAATATCTTTATTTTTTATCCAAAAACCCTGTAGTATTGGGTAATAATATTAATAGTATTAAATATAATATAAATATATGCGATACTATTGCTAAATATGAAGATGATATTAGTTCTAATGAATTATTATTAACAGGAATAGGTAGTAAATATTCAAACTTTTTACCTGTAGCAATTGGATATAATAGTTATGATGAAGTACCTATAAAAAATGTTTATAAACTTCAATATGTATCAAATATATATAATCAAATTGAAGTTAAAACAGCAACATCAAATTATTACATCAATAATCAATTAATTGTTAGCGAAATTAATACATATACATCCAATACAATAGTAGATATTAATCCTATAGATCCTAAAGTGCTTAACGATGACCTATATTCTCTTTACATAAAAGAAGGTTTATATACAGATTTAATTGGTGTATACAATAATTCAAATTATAATATAGAGTTTTCTACATATCATGATCTTAAAAAAAATATTAAATATATTTTACCTACTACTTTAGATACTCTTGATGAAAGTAACCCACGTTTTTTATCATATACAAATGAAGATAATGGATATAGCAAAATGTATTGGAATACATTTAAAAATGCTTTTATTGATACAAATATAACTGCAAGAAGTGTGACAACATCTAAACATATTACATCATATAATTTTATTGGTATAGGTAGCAATTTAAATGATATTAATTTAAATGACAGAGATACTTCATTATTAAAAGAAGGGTCTAATTTATATTTTACTCATGAACGTGTCGGGGCTATTGCTTATGCATCAAATATCAAAGCGATGAATTATACTTTGTTTACATCTAATGAAATACTTAATAAAATATTAAAACTAACTACTGATGATATAACAGAAGGGGCAAATTTATATTATACTTCAAATTTATTTGACGAAAGATTATTGACAAAAACATTAGATAATATTTACAATGGTACAAGTAACAAATATATTACAAATGATATATACACTAATAGCCTTCTTATTACTGGAACTTTAACTGTAGGTAAAATACAAGTTTTAGGTGTTGATTTTCCTACAACCGCAAACCAAGTTCAGTTTGCAAGTCAAGATGAAGTGACAATATTAAAACAAAAAGTAGATAGTTTGACAAATACAGTCAATATATTAAGTAATAGAATATTAGCACTTGAAAATGTATAAAATCTAGTCAAAACGTAAAAGACATTTTGTTTTTATAATATCATGGTTTTGTGTTGAACTTATTTTATTTTTGCAAGAATTATTATCAATCATTTTCATATATATATCATCATAATTTTCAAGAACATAGTCAATAATACCATTATTAAAAACCCAACGGAAAAAATTTAATTGTCCTATAGTTGTCTCTATATAAACTTTTTTTTCAAGGTTAATAAAAAATGTTATTCTATAATGTCGTCTAAATGAATCAAAGTTGAATTTACTATACGACTTTAATTGAGCTCTATAATCTTGATATAAATTTATCTTTCTATAATTATCTTTAATATCATCAGGTAATATTTTATAAATTTTTTTTTTATCATTAATCCAATAATAGATATTATATGTCTTAGCATAATGTGTAACTAACCATTCAATAATTCTCAAAGATAATTTATGTTTACCATCAATAATATCCTTTAGTATATATTTATATTTTGGATTTTTGTTATAGAATTCAGTCAAAGAGGATAATAATAAGCCTTGTCCTATATCATTCATTTAAATGATGAAATATCATATTCCTTAAGTACTTGTGCGTTATATTTTTGTTTTTATAACACATAAAAAATATAGTAATTAATAAGCTGGGGAACTTCCTATTTCTAGTGTATTCTGACGTAAATCAGGTTCGATAGTACTAATCATCCAAGGTCCTACAGCAGCTTGTGGATTTGGTATTTCAGATCTTAATTGTAAATTAGCATTTCTCATACTCTGACCAACTGTATTTACACCTATATGATATCCTGCAGTTAAATAATTTTGATCATGTATGTCACCTGTCCCAGAAGGATTTAATCTTGCCCATTTGGAATCGGCAGCATCTTTAGGCAAAAGATCTTCAGCAGATAATCTATCACGAGGGAAACAAGCCTGCATATCTTGACTTGGTGCAGATACAGGTGTTAAATTTTCACCCATTGAATCAGGATAGGGTGCGTTATAAAAATTCTCTACTTTTTGTGGCTCAGTACTTCCAGATAATGACTGTCCGGTATTTTGTACATTATTAAATATAGCATTTCCGCCAGATACAGATGGTTGAATTTGTGAATTTGTACCCTGTATATTATTGAAATCTATACTTTTATTTGCTTGGTCTGCAACTGATAAAAAATTTTCTTTTTTAGTATTTTGTACCATATTATCCATATGTTCTAAATTATTCATATTACACTTTGAATTATAGGTTAAAAGTAGCAATAATGAAAGCAATAGTAGTATTACTATTGAAAACGAAACAACAACAGTATTATTATTAGTACCCATTTTGTATTATACTCACTATCTCTATCTATTATTGACAACAGATAATATTCTAAAATAATTTTATTTATTTTAAAGATTTTTCATTTTATCTTCTTGGACAACTATTAATGAATTTATTTGGTTTAATAACTCCTCCCAATTTCTGCCAAAAGAATTTTGTAGTTGCTTGAACATAACTTTTATATTTGTCATATTATTGGATATTTCTGCTATGTGTCCTTCACAATCCTTGATTTTATTTTCTGTTTTGATATTCAAGGCATTTATATTATCATCTAATTTATCTTCAATATCGTCTTTTGAAAATGAACATACATCTTGTGTTGTATCTGTAATATCGAGAGATCTTATTATCCATTTATTGTTTGCAGTTTCTTTGTAAAAATATAATCCTATATGTTGAATTTCAACATTAAGTACACATTTTTTTAAATGTTTTACATCTCTAATCAAGTCGGTAATATCTTCAAATGTATCGACGCGTTTATTATTTAATATTATTTTAGTATTACACGTATTTGATAGTATTATATTAATAGTATGCGTTTGTTTACAATAACTTCTGGTATATAGATGATTTAATTCATCGTCGGTAAATGATTTAGTAAACCAATTCATTGACTCTGATTTAATATTATCAATAACTTGATCATCAAAATCGCATAAATTATTTATAATATCTTCATTTACAGTATTTGGTATATAAATAGTTATTAAATATCCCTTATTATCTACAAATTTGTGAATGGATTTTATCTTAACATCGGACAAAAAATGTTTGACTATATGTTGTGTTGTAGATACATATTTATTGTTTTTTTTAACTGGATGTAATAACATGATCCTTTAAATAATACTTATACGCAAACTTTTATATATTTGCATATATCTGGAATAAACTACTAGTGTGTAAAAAATATTATCTGTTTTATATTTTTTATTAAGTAAAGATGATTGACAAATTAGAAACTGATGAAGAAAATATAGAAAATAATACATTTATTAATATATTTATTGATTTTATAAAAGATGAAATATTAAAATCTAATATTCGCACGGAAATTATTAAGCCTGTATTACTATACTTATTATATTATATAATACCTTTTATAATGTTGATAATATTGTTAAATTTTGCTTTTACTATTTTTGCTGTATTCATTGTTTTTTATTTTTTCAGATAAAATTATTTTATACTATTTAATATAGAACGACAAGTATATATTAATGACATATAATCAAGAAGCGTTTGAACAAGATATGGAACAAGATATGGAACAAGATATGGAACAAGATATGGAACAAATAGGAGGAAAGAGAGCAAGAAAATCTAGATCTACTAAGCCCCGCGCTAAATCCCCTTCTAAGCCCCGCGCTAAATCCCCTTCTAAGCCCCGCGCTAAATCTCCCTCTAAGCCCCGCGCTAAATCTCCCTCTAAGCCCCGCGCTAAATCTCCCTCTAAAGTCGCGAAAGCTACTATTTCTTCATTAAAGAAAATTAAAAGCAAAATTAGCAAAGGTGGTATAGATCTTTCACCATTCCTAACTTCCTTATTATTATTAGGGACTAAGCTTTCTTTAGAAAAAAAAACAAAAAAAACAGGCAAAAAACATGGAGGCTATGACAATGAAATGGATACCCAAGACAAAATGGAATTACAAGGTGGTATGGAAGAAAATACCCAACAAGAAGAACAAAGTGGTGGACGCAAAGCTCGTAAATCATCAAAAAAACCTGTTATGCCCAAAAAACGTTCATCAAGCCCCAAACCCAGAAAAATGCCCAAAAAGATGACTGGTAAGAAACATTGATAATAAATGACTAATCCCAATTCATACCCTTATTTTTATAATTATTCATAAATGATAATGATATTAATTGATTAATATTTTCATATTTGGATTTATTATTAATAATAAACCAACCTCGCTGATATGCTTCCTCTAGAGTTTCGTATTCATCCTTTGCTATGATATACAAAATACCTTTATGGCTTATAATTATATCATCCATATTATTGTATAATAGATAACTGCGAGATTTTATATCATTTTTTTATAAAATTCTTATAATAAAATGGACGAAGAAACTATAGATGATATCAAGCAATTATTTGATTTCAATGCAGCAAAGAAGGATCTTATTCTTAGTAAAATAATAAATGATGATATTATTAAGGGACAAAAAATAGACATATCGAATGACGTATATAATGATACTAATTTAGATAAATGGGCTATAAATTTACCAATTCTATCTGGAAGTAAAATATTAATTGACAGACTTATAAAGCACCCTATAAATGATAAAGAATTATTAGAGCAAAGACAGGCAACATTTGTTGACTTTGAAGCAGATATAGAAATTTTAAAAGATTTTGAAAACGATGTTTTATGGATATATCAAATTGCTAATGAAATAGATAGTAACACTTCTATTGAAATACTATTTCCTTCATCCTTCGTTATTAATTATGTAAATTATATTGAACAACTTTTGGACTTTTATCACTTTTATAAGATTTATATGATACCGCTAACATCATTTTTATATCCTTTAAGCACCTTTATAGCACCTTATTATTATCTAAATAAATTTCTTAAAATGAATATATCATTTCAGACATATATTGAAATATTTTGGAATATTATTAAATTCTCTTTTCAAACAACTGGCAACTTTAGAGTAGATTTAACAAAATTCGTAACAATTTTTCTATATATAGGTGTATACCTTTACAATATGTATCAAACTTTTGAAGTTGCAACATTTTTATATAATACAAAACACAAATTGCACGAGAAAATGAAGGGACTTCTCTTTTTTGTAAAACATTCTCAAAATATACTTAAAAAACTACCAGAAAAATTCATAGACCCTTATTTTAATATTGATAATGCATTTGATGGATTAGTACTACATAATTCTATGACAGATATATATAAACTATGGAAAGATGACAATCTAAAGAATAAAATATCTTGTTTGTTAAAAACTATTTATGCTGTAGATGTCATTGATTCAATTAATAAATTATTTTTAACAGGTGAATGGTCTAAAGTATCTTATGTAAATGATAAATCCATTATATGGGATGCCAAAAATCCAATTTTAAATAATGAACAAATTAGCAATCCTATCAATTTACAAAAAAATATAATAATAACTGGTCCGAATGCAGGTGGAAAAACAACATATGTAAAAACGATATTATCAAATGTAATATTAGGTCAAACTTTTGGTATCACATATAGTATCAAATCAAATCTTTTACTATATGATACCATTAATTCATTTATGCGTGTATCAGATATTTTAGGGTCTAAGTCATATTTTGAAACAGAGGCTGAATATTGTTTAAATATGATTAAAAAAGCGGAAAAGTTATCCCAAGAAAATAAAAAAGGTCTCTTTTTAATGGATGAACCGATGCATTCAACACCTCCAACTGAAGGTATGGCAACTGCATATGCTGTTGTAGAATATTTAAGTAATTTATCCGGAATATCATTGATCATTACAACTCATTTTCATAAATTAGTAATTTTAGAAGAACTTTATCCCGATAAGTTTATTAATTTGTCTGTTGATGCTATTCAAATAAATGACACTGTAAAAACAGAATTTTATTTCCCTTACAAAATAAGACGCGGCCATTCATATCTGTGTATAGCTATTGAGTTATTAGATACAAAAGAATTTCCAAGCGTAGTAATCGATAATGCGATTAAAATGAAAAACAAAATATGTTATGATTTTAATAAATAAACATGTATAACTTTTTATTTGATCCTACTTATGTAACACTATTTGTAATAGCTCTTCTTATATTCTTAGTGATGTTTTTATGGAGAAAAGTTACAATAATAGAAGGCAATTTCTTTATCTTAGAGAAAAGAGTTAATTTGATAAAAAAAGAAAATAGAGATAATTCTTTAAGTAAGAATTTAGAACGTTCCAATATAGTTATGAATGAAATTTTCAGCAATTCTATTCCTGAACAATCATGCAAATCAGTTGGTTCATGTTCATTTCCTCTATCTTCAGAAGATATTGAATTACCCAATAATGAAACACAAGGCACTACTGTAACTATTGTTGAGACTATTACAAAAGTATCTGACACAGATGATATGGATGAAAATGTTAAAATATCTTTTAATAACACAGATTTAGATAAAAGAATTGAAGATGCTATAGACCCTGTTGATATTATAAATGCGATTGATAAAATAGATACAGAAAATGATAATGCTTCATCAATATCTGAATTTACTTTAAATACAGATGATAAATATAATCAAAAAAAACTATCTAAATTAAACCTAGATAAAATTAAAAACATTTGTATGCAATTAAATTTAAATACAGATGGTACTAAAGCGCAATTAATTGCCAAAATATTAGAATGCAATAAATAAAGTATTTAATATATTTTATACCCTACATTGGAAGGCTTCTAAAAGATAATAATACACAAAAAAATAAATTCTCTGACAAACCCGAAATCGTTAATTCCCGTTAAAATGAGTTAAAGAAAATCTACGTATATTATAATAGGAAATGGTAAATTATATCTGCGAAATCTGTCAGAAAACTTTTACACAGAAGGGTCATTTGGAAGACCATTATAGCCGTAAGCGTCCTTGTAAAAAGAACAATACAATTGAAGCACTTGTAGAACAGAAAGTTCAAGAAGTTTTATCAAAAACAAATGGTGGCGTGGTAAAAATTGATACAACCACACCAACAAATATTCAGTCAGAAAAAATGGATTACAATTCAAAAACTATCATTGAACTAAAGGAGATATGTAAACAAAAGAAAATTAAAGGAATTTCTGGAAAGTCTAAAAAAGACCTTGTTAAACTATTAGAGAATTCAACAAATTTTACTGTAAGCCAACCCGCACAAGATATTTCAACTACTTATGATCCACCCCTAAATCTTGAGGATATGCTTAACAAAGTGTCATATGGAGAATGTATTGAAATGATGAAGAAAATTTCAGAAAACTCTATTGATATGGTATGTACAGACCCACCATACTTTCTTGATGGACTTGGAGATGATTGGAACAAAGAAGGCCTTGATAATAAGGGATCTTCTGCTGTCGTAGGAAATTTACCAAAAGGCATGAAGTTTGATAGGAATCAGTCCAAAAAGTTTAATGAGTTCTATGCTAAAGTTTCATCTGAAGTTTATAGAATTTTGAAACCAGGTGGTGCTTTTATCTCATTCAGCAGTCCTCGTCTTTATCATTCTATGACAATGGCTATTGAAGATGCAGGATTTGAGATACGCGATATGCTTGGATGGATTTATACACAATCACAAGTCAAGGCCTTTTCTCAAGACCATATAATTGATAAAGATAAATCTCTTACTGCGGAACAAAAAAAGGCACTAAAAGAAACTTGTAATAACTGGAAAACTCCCCAACTCAAACCAGCGATTGAACCGATGTGTCTTGCTGTAAAACCTATTGAAAATAGATATATTGATAATTTTCAAAAATACGGGACTGGCCTTATGAATACATCTGTTGAAACAAAAACAGGAGAAGGATTCTTTCCTTCAAATATTATTACAACTGATAGGGTTGAAGAAAGCATGGATAGAGTGTTTCTTGTATCAAAGCCCAATAAGGCCGAAAAAGGTGATTACAATACTCACCTATCAGTAAAACCTGTTTCTCTGATTTGTCATCTTGTAAAACTATTTACAAAAGAAAATGCTATTGTTCTTGACCCATTTATGGGTAGTGGCACAACAGCAGTAGCCTGTGTTCAATCAAAAAGAAGGTATGTTGGATTTGATATTAATAAAGAATATATCAATATTACAGAGAAAAGAATTAAAGACACTACTACTACTCAAACTCCTCCTTGAATCCCTCATAAATTATCTTTCGTTCTTCATATGTATAATACTCGTATTTCTTAGAAACACACTCACATCCAACAGGCCACATTTTAAGAAAAAAAGGGTCAAATTTGAACCTATCTCTGTATTTTCCTTGAATAGGTGGTTGATAGGCAAGATTTTTTTCAGAAGCATCATTAATGGTTGGGTCAAGATGTCCGATTTGCCATTCTTCATTTGGAACATCAATCAAATTTTTTTTCCACCAATTCTTGATAGCATTGATGTAATCATTTTTATCACCAGTTATAGATACTCCCTTTCGTTTATCAATATCTGTTGTATCACATTCAAAGGGATATTGAAGACAATAGTTACCCCTCATCTTTATTCTTTTTAGACCCGTCGCCTTATTGAATTGTTGAATTGCATCTGTTGTTTTCATTCCAATATTCTTGAAGAATTTTACTGCTTCATCTCTTCCCAGATGTTTTTGCCCTCTCACTTCTGGTTGAGCCAATAGGGCAAGTGCTTGACCCCTCATAGATGTAAGCGGAATAAGTGTAAGATTTTTTTCTTGTGCAAATACTACTAAATCTGTGGGATAGACTTCAAATTTAGTAGTATAGTTGTCAATATTGATAAGAGAGGTTGGCATCTTACTTTTTTCAATCATATGTTGGTTGAAATTAAAAATCAATTTTTTGTTTGATATGGAGTTAGTATCCATTTGAAATGTATATCGTAGATTTTTTGTATTTTTGTAAATATATATGACAAAAATAAAAAATATTATTATTGATTAGATATAAATATGAGTTGTTGTTCATCTCAAGAACCTGTTCCACATTGCCCTGTTAAAATGTCTGATGGTAGATCTTTCACAGATTATAGACCACGATGCCAAGTAAATGCAGAACTACTTAATGACCTTGCTTCCAAAAATATGCTTAAAAGCAGTTATGAAAGCAGAATGTTTTTGCAAGAAAATGCCGAAATGATAATGGAGAGAAGTAGATTACAATCATTAAAGAATTTAGCCCCTTGTGCTCCTTGCTTAAGATCACATGATGAGGCTGGCACTATGTATCCACAACAATATATAGTTAAATGTTCTGCTACTAATTGTGAAAAAATAGAAGTAAATCCAAATGGTCTAGGTACCAGTACTAGAATTTATTAAATTATTTTTATAAATTATATTATGTTAAATAATTGTATATGTAAAATATAGAAGTAAATATTAATAATGATATTTGACGATGAGTTTATATATTGTAAAATAGACTTTCATAATGACTATTCAAAATTAAATATATCAGGTAATGTTAAAAATCCTGAAAAATATAAAAAGATATTACTTATTGCACCAAATCCAATAGATAGAATGACTAATTATTCTGGTTCTGGACTTCCATTTCCGTGTGCAGATATAGCTTTTGAAAATACACCAAATAAACTTCTTATTGATGCAACAGGCGTGTTTTCTGTCACATTCTTATATCCTAATAGTTTCTATATGCCTAATGGAAGAGACAAAATAATATCATCTATTTTCTTTAGCCTAACAGATCATAATAATATTACTAATAACGCTCGATATGAACTAAATGATTTAAATGTATTACGTACTTTAGTAAATAGAAGTTCGCGTAAAAATCCAGAATTTTATGGTGCAAAAGACTATTTACTACCCATTGCCAATGCAGAACATGTAATGTATGAATATGCTAAAATTAAAATTGAAAATGATGTTGGATAAAAATGTCATAAAATGTTGTATATTCAGTAAAAAAATGATTATATATTTTATGTATATTTGATTGATTATACACTGCATACATTGGTTTAAATACACGCGTTTAGATAAGCTACCTTTGGTATCAAGAATACATATGACTATTTATTGTAAAAAAATAGAAATTATTCCAGAGCGCATGAAACGTATCATATATGATATGTTAAAACTTTACGCGTTTAAACATAATGGTATCATATTTGGGGGTATGGTTCGCGATGAGATCATATCAGATTATTACAAAAAAGAATATTACAAAAACTTGTCGGATGATGAAAAAGTAGATATCAAAAAATTCTGGAACCCTGCTTATCGTCCTGAAACTGCTTCTAGGACTTTAAATCCAGAAGATATGGATATTTCATTTTCTAACGAAACAGACTCTATCAATTTCTTAGGAGCGGTATTGACTAAGATGAAGAATGAAATGGGTAGCTGTATGAAGTATACTATACAAGAACTTGTTCAATCTGATACACAGTATTGTATGCTTCCTCTAAAAAGTGTCATCAAAGTATCGTTCGACATAAAGCTCGGATATATCCCATTCATATTTGAAGGACATAAAATCGAAATTGGTATTGATATTGTATTACCGCGTAATAAAAATATGTTGCCTCCATTCAAAACACTCGATATGTTATGCAACTCCTTTATTATGACTAAACATGGTAAGATGATATCTCCGCATACAGGAACGTATCTTGATAAACTTTCTGACTTTGAAAGAATGAAGGCGTCTTCTAAGATTATGGAGGATATGATCCATTTTGAAACAAATTTCTGTCTTGGGTCGGGACTAGATAACTTTTCTACAGGGAGTTTCAGATATAATAAATATGCTTATAAGCGCATTAATAAGTTATTGTCAAAACGACCTAATTGGAATATTAAAGACTTACCATTCGAGATATCTTCAATAAAAAAGGGCGATCAAAAACACGAGTGTTGTATCTGTTATACTCGCATCAACAGATTTGCAAGAAAAATAACATTTTATAATAAAAAAGTCGACGATGTTACAGGTAAGGAAAAAAACATTTGTAGTTCTATATTACACGAAAAATGTCTAATGAACTACATAGAACATCAAATCCAAGATTATGAGTGTGGAAGCAGTGATGACAACGAATTTGTATTTAAGTGTCCTTTCAGAAATCCTATTAATTTCTTACAGACTTCAAAAATTGTAAAAAGTAAGATTGAAGAAATTTGTAAATAAAACCAAAAAACTAAACTCAAACTTAAATCTTAGACAAAAAAATATTTTTTTATTTTATGAAGTCATTTTATCAAACCATTTTGAAAATACACAGCCTATTAAAAAGCTTGCAAGTGATAAAACTACTAGGGTAACAAGATTAGAAAATTTTGCAGTCTTGAATATGTCACAATATTCTGTAAAATACAAATATACATCAAATAATAATATTTTTAACATCATACCTTGTAATACATTAAAACCAAAAAACATTCCAAGTAAGAAGTTGATGGATATATGTGATGCTAGAAATATCTTGCTTTCTAAAATATTATAATTTTCATTAGGATAAAAAAACATATCAAAGTCGTGTACTTTAAAATAACATCTACTAATTGTAAATAATATTGTAGACGTGACGATAGTAATCATATAAATATAAAAATAAAAAGGGTCCATTCTTTATTTTATATAATTATTTTTTTTCTATTGTGTGAAGTTGATATTTATAATTATTTGATAATATTGATTTGATAGAAGTATTAAGATTTTTATTTGAATAATAAAAAACTATACATTTATTTATAATATCTGTCTTCATAATTTCAAAATATTTCCTTATGATTGTTGTTGTAAAATTTTTAAATTTTTTTAATATATCTGATCTTTCTATTATATGTTGGTTGTGTAACATCATTTTTTGATAATATTTGTTATAAGATGTAAGATTATAAAAGTTTTGTTGTTGATATTCCAAAATGATACTATTTCGTGCATTTGCAATATCTTCATCTGTCAAACTATAGGTTTGTAAAATATCTAGTATATTTTTTATTAATGTTGATGTATTACTCTGAAATGTACTTGTAGATATGTAATAACAAGATGACTTTGGATTATTTATATCAATATGTATTAACAGTTTAATGTTATATATTAAACCAAGCTCTTTTCGTAATACTTTGTAAAAAATACCAATATCAAAATTAAATAAAATCTTTTGCAGAAAAATCAAGGTTAAATGTTCATCAGATAAGTATTTAATAGGTTTACATACATATAAATTAACAAGTGTATTATCATCTTGATAGGGATTTTTAATTCTTATTATTTTCATAATAGAATTTTTATGTTCATATACAGGATAATTTATAGTCCTATTGTTATGATCTTGCATTTTACCAAAGTATTTGTTTATCAATTGTTTTGTATTTTTTATTTGATTATTCGGACAAGATATTGATATTACCATATTTTGCATTATTATATGTTTATTGATGAAATTATATAGTTTGTTAATATCATATTTTTTTATAAATTTAATGTGTTTTTCGTAATCATTTTGATATGCATATTTTGGATATAAATATTTAAAAATTTCATATTCAAAAATATAATCATTGTTTGATATTATATTTCTAAGTTCTTGTATGACAGCATTTTTTTCTTTTTGTGCTATTTTATAGTCTATTTGAAAATCATTTATTGCATTAGAGAGTAAATCAATAAAAAATTCTAAATCCTTATAAAAACCTTCTATGTAAAATGATGTTTCATAACTGTTAACATATGCATTTGTATATGCTCCTCTTTTTGATATTTCTCTACTAATATAATTGTCATTTGGGTATTTTTTTGATGTCATTCTACCAATTAAATGTTCCATAAAATGAGTTAATTCAATCGTATTTTGAGTTTCATGTTTTGTTCCTAACAAGAAATTTATAGATATATGCGTTAATGTAGTTTTTAATGGAATAATTAAAATTTTGATACCATTTTTCAACTTGTATATTTTCTTGTTTTTTTTATCCATAGTATCTAATATTTAACAATATTTATAGTAAATTATTTTTCTACATAAAAATTGATTTATAATATTACTTATATAATTATAATGAGATCACTTATTATAGTTGAAAGTTATACAAAAACAAAGACTATAAAAAAATATCTAAATGATCCAAATGTAACAGTAACATTTTCTTGTGGACATATTTGCAATTTACCAAAAGATAATATAGGTGTAAATGTAAATGACTGGACTGTTAATTATGTACCTACAAATCAAAAATTAATAGATAATATTAGAAAATTGACCAAAAATGCAGATATTATTTATTTAGCATCTGATCCTGATTTGGAAGGCGAGGCGATAGCAAATCATTTAAAAATATACATAGAAGATTTAATACATAGAAAAAAATGTTATAGGATTTCTTTTAATGAGATTACTAAACGAGCTATCTTAGACGCTATAAATAATCCACAACAAATTGACATGGATAAGGTTTATGCACAAGAAACTAGGCGTATCATAGATAGGTTAATTGGTTATAAGATATCTCCTATATTATGGGCAAAATTCAATCAAAATTGCTTAAGTGCTGGTAGAGTACAAATGGCTGGTTTAATTATATGTATTAATCAAAGAAACAAAATTTTAAGTAAAGAGATCACACCATATTGGGAAATAGAAGGTGTATTTAATATTGGAAGCGTTGCATTTAAAGCTAAGTTTGTACATAATAATGAAGTTGCCAAATATAATGATGTGAATAAAGTAAAAGAATTACTAAATAATCTTAATCTAAATATCAAATATTATATTTCTTATAATAAAATAACAAAAAAATCTAGTCCTCCACCACCATATACAACTACGACATTACAACAAGACGCATATAATAAATTCAAATTTAATACAAAAACTACAATGAAATTAGCTCAGGATCTATATGAGAATGGTTTAATAACATATATGAGAACCGATTCAACACATATCTCACAAGAAGCAAAACAGATTATAATGAACCAAATTAAGAAACAATTTGGAGAAGAATATGTAAAATATAGAGTATATAAGACAAAAATTGCTAATGCACAAGAAGCACATGAAGCAATCAGAATAGTAAATCCTGTATATTCTAGTATCGAAAATACTTTTGAAACATATACAAGTAAACATGGTAAATTATATGAAATCATATGGAAAAGAACAATGGCATCATTGATGAATGATGCAGAATATATGGATATTCAATTAGAGTTTAAAAGTGAATGTAATAAATACATGTTCAAATGTTCAAAGTCCTTCTTGATATACGATGGGTTTCTTAAAATATATGATAATCATATTGAAGATTATGAAGAATTAATGAATACTATCCTAAAATCAAAGTATTGTTTTGCAAAGGAATATGTATCAAATGGAAATATAGATAATATACCATCAATGTTTAATGAAGTTCAATTGATAAAAGAACTTGAAAATGAAGGAATAGGACGTCCATCAACCTATGCATCTATTGTTGATAAATTGCTTGAAAAAAAGTATGTTGAATTAGGTCAAAATCCACAACAAACGTATGAATTAGAATGTTTCTCAAAAACTTCAAAAATTATATCCAAGTTTCAAAAAGTATATTTAGGAGGAAAACACAAGGACCTTTTAATACCAACAAATTTGGGAATTGATGTTATACAGTATTTATACGAGTTAACACCATATTTATGTGATTTAAAATTTACCTCAAAATTAGAAGACGATTTAGATAACATTATTTGTAAAAACAATACTAAAGAATTAATACTTAATAATTTATATTCAAAAATACTTGTATCTTTAGAAAATGTACCAATGCAATCGACTGATAATAAAAAACCTGTAGAATATAATACGGGTATAATAAAAACAAAATATGGATATTGTTATTATAATAAAGAGGATAATAAATATACTAACATTGAAGCATATTTAAAATGGAAAAAAATATCAGTTGAAGAATTAAGAGAAAATGATTTGTGTTTTATAAAATCATTACCAAAAAAAGTTGATATGAAAGGTAATGTACGATATCTTAATATTGGAAAATACGGATTGTATTTAAAAGATGAAGCTGGTAATAACTTAAAGCTAGAAAAAAAATTATGGAATAGTTTTATATAATTAATGTTGTCTATTATCAACTGTAGTATTTATTGTATTGATATTTTCGTCTAATACACCTACTATTTTATAGATACTGTCTATAATTTGTTTATTTTCTTTAATAGTACTTGATATCATTTCAATTTTTTTGTTATTATTTACAATAATTGTATTTAGTTCATTATATTTATTATTTAATATTACTCTTTGTTCTACTAATGTTTTAAGAACATTTCCTAATTCAATTGCTGTTATTTTGGATTCTAAAATATTAAGAACATTTTCCTTTTTTTTTTCCTCTTCTATAAATGTGTCTAATTTTGAAGATATAAGAGATATCTTTTCATTTATTATATTATTCATAGAAAAAAACTCTTTAGAAAAAGTATTCAATATTTCAATATTTTCCTTATTATCTATAATAACTTGATTTACTGTATCTTCAGCTGACATTATTATTTTCTATAATATCATTATAAAAAGTATTCTTTTATTAATACGCGTTAATATTATTTATTTTTACTTAAATATTTGTTGATTTTATGAAGTTCATAAGCAATATTTGACATAGAAGTAGCAATATTATTACCTTCTTCATCAGTCAAAAAATTATTTAGTACATTCCAAAGACCTTCTTCTGTGAGATTTGATTTTACATTATAGTCTTCGTCGTCATCGTCGTCATCTTCATCGTCATCGTCGTCATCTTCATCGTCATCGTCATCGTCATCGTCGTCGTCATCTTCACATGATATTTCATCACTGTCTTCTTCACTATCTTTAGATTTATTTTCATCTAAGGTATCCTCTTGTACATCTTCTTCATCGTCTTCATCGTCTTCATCTGTTTCTTTAATTGTAAAATTTTTATTTTTCTTTTGTTTTTTTGACTTCTTTTTAGATTGAGAAGACATAGATGATGCATTTTGTTGTAAATTATTTATAAATGATAAGAAATCAATATTTTTAATACTTTTTTCTAAATCATCTACAGTATCTGATGAGAATTTTTCATTGGTACTCATTATATATTTATAATAAATAATACAATAATATTTCTTATATCTTTTTTTTTACAGTTATATTAGAGTGCTTATATGATTAAAATATTTATATATATTATAGGTTTTTTATTAGGTATATTTTTAATATTAAATATTATTTCTTATAAAAATGTAATTTTCAAGTATTATACAAAATACTATGAACCATTTTCATTAGCTGACAAACCTGCTGACAAACCTGTTGATAAACCTGTTGATAAACCTGTTGATAAACCTGTTGATAAACCTGCTGATAAACCTGTTGATAAACCTGTTGATAAACCTGTTGATAAACCTGTTGATAAACCTGCTGATAAACCTGTTGATAAACCTGCTGATAAACCTAAAGATATTAAAGTAATTGATGAACAAAAATGTTCAAAAGAAATTGTTGATAATTTCACCATTTACAAATTTCTTAAAAAACCCTCTTTGTCAGTTTTAATATCATCATATAATCAAACATATATTTCAGAAACTTCTTGGAAACTAGATAATAAAGATAGTCATGTTTCATTAGATAAGGCTATTCAAAAAGAAACATTTCCATTAAATCCCCACATTAAAGGTTATAATATTAACAATGTAGTTGTAAAAAGTCCAGAACTTAATGGAAAAGGTGCTTTAAAATCTATGTCATTGCTATTAATGGCAAAAATCAAAGATTTTAATAACAAATTTAACTATCTTTTTGTATTAAAATGTAAACCTATATACTATTTTGACACAGAAACACAAGAAAAACGGTATATTAATAATGATATTTATATATCAATTACTGACAACAATGTAAAATTATCACCTATCAATAAAAATTGTGATAAAAACGAAGACTGTAAAAATATACAAGACAAAATGCGAAAAAATATTAATATTCATAACAACTATTATGAATATGATAAAGATATAATAAAAAATTATAGCGACGAAATACTAAAATGTAAAAAGAACACAGAATGTAGTGAACATTTAACATTTAATAACGAGATTGAATTTTTTAATCAATTAACTGATATTAAATCTTATAAAATGGAAATTAAAATTGGTAAAGATAAATTCTATATATATAATATCCATAATTCTATATTTAAAAATGAGACGACTACAATCGCATTTATTTTAAATGAAGAAAAACTTACATTACATATTAATGAATTAATTTATAATTTTACAAGAACAAATAAAGATGATATTATTATAGACGATAACACCTTTATTATAAATGAAAATGGTGGATGTGATATAACATTGTATAGTTTAGCATTTTTTCATGATGCAATATGTAATTATGATTTATCTGCATTTAAGTTATATAATTACTATTATTTATATGGTGCAAATAAAATTGAAGAAGATAAAAGAACGCTTGTTAATTATAATAAAGATCTAATAAGTAAACTAAATTATTAATGAAAATATATAAAAGATATTTTGACAATATATATAGATATTTAAGATGGTGAAGAGTGCAATATTTATTTTAACACAAAATACTATTGAAAGAAAAATATATTTAAAAACAAGTCTCTATTTTTTGTTTAAAAATTTCAATGCCAAATATAAATACCCTGTCATTATTTTACATGAAGGAGACTATGATAATAGATCGCAAGAGGAAATTATGAAAAGTGTTAGAGAAGAATGCAAATATTTAGTTAATTTCCAGAAATTAGATATTAACGACTTTACAATTCCAACACATATTGATATGGAAAAAATGCAAAACTCTATAGAACTCCAACCAGTTCCTTATTGGAGAAATGCAAAATATAGATCTATGTGCTATTTTTGGATCAAAAATTTTACCAAATATGTACAAGATTATGAATATATAATGAGATTAGATGACGATAGCATTATTGAAGAACCCATTAATATGGATTTGTTTGATTTAGCTAAATCTAGAGATATGAATTATATGTCTAATATTATTCATATTGATTGTAGTATGTGTAATTATGAAATGAAGGATTTATTTGTAGATGCATTTCCTGATAAAATGGATAAAATTAAAGAACTATTTGTTGATCATAAACTGGATGCTAATTCTCCATATTTCCAAAATTTCAAAAGTTTGTATAAAGTTTTGAAAGGACACGAATATGATAAAGGGGAAGTTGATCTAAGTATGCCAATTATGTATTATAATAATTTCTGCATTACCAAAACAAGTTTTTGGAATACAACAGAAGTGAAGGATATTATTGATAAAATTGATAAATGTGGAAATATATTTTATTGTAGATGGGGAGATGCGCCATTGCAAACAATCATAGCGACATTAATTGATCATACTAAGATTTCAAAGATTGATTTTAAATATAGCAAGAGACTTCAGAGAGAATGTTTTATAGATGACAAGGGCAACATGCATTCTTTCATGCCAAAAACATATGATAACAATAGTTGTATTACTAAAAATAAAAAAATTTAGGATTGTAAAATGAGTACATAATTTATTTTTTCTAGAAAATTTAGAAAGTTTTTATAATATGAAAGATTAACCGAATTATGTACTCAAATTGAAAACTCCTTAAACATCTTAATAAAAGAGGTTAAAATATGAAATAATAATATAATATTATATTAAATTATTAGAAAAATATGTCGGATAAAGATACACCAGGTACAAAAATACCATATGCTATAATTGATGTTAGTGGTAGTGGAAACGAATGTTTTTATAATTGTTTAAAAGAAAGTTTAGAAAATTATAAATTTGACATATATAAAGATAATGAAGATGTTAAAATTTATTTAGATGACAATTATAAAATAAATACTAACAATCTTAAAAAATATCTTATAAATTATTATATGTTAGAACATACATATGATGAAGAAAATAGGAATTATGAGAGTTTTATAACTAATTTTAAAGCCATTAAAGACAGTACAAATACAGAGCATATTGGTGCACCAGAAGAGAAAAAAGATTGGGATTATGATAGAATGGAATATAAATACATGCATCATCTCTTTCAAGATATCGAAGAAATATATTTAAATAACGATGAACATACAAAAGTAATTAATAAAATAAAAGCATATATTTCATACAGACATTTATTTCAAAACAGTATGATAAATTCTACTCTTTCAACTGCACTTAGTAATTTTTTGAAAGAAAAATTTAATATTAAGATTATAATTATAACTACTAATTATACAATTAGTTCCAATAATACTGATGATAAAAATATAAAAGAGATAATACAACAACAAATTACGGTAGAAAGTATAGAAAGCGAAAGAGTTGATGAGTTTACAAATTTTTTAGTATTTATAAATTTTGGAAACCATTATAATTATTTAAAAATCAATAATAAATCCTATTTTACAAAAAATGAACTATTAGATTTTATAAATAATAGAGAAGAAAAATATATATTAGAAAGCTATAATAAATCTCGTGGAGGAAGTAAATATGACAGATATATTGATAAAAATAATAGCAAATATAATAGGAAAATATATATTCAAAATGGTAAAAAATATGTAATATATAAATCTCAAAAAATGTTGTTAAAAGAATATAAATCAATGCTTAAATATTCTTATCAATCTCAAAAGAAGAAAACAAAAAAATAATTTATTTTATTAAACTTAATATATTTGTTAATTCAAGATTTATATTATAAATTTATATCTATCTGTTTTTTAGACTTTCATTCTCTTCAATAAGTTTTCTATTCCTATTTTTTAAGATATTGTTTTGATTAATTAAATTATTGATTTGTGTTTTTAAATTATGTATATACTGAGTTTCTACGAAACATTCAATGTCTACATAATTACTACTATTTGACAAATTGTTATTATTTCTTTTATATATGTCCTTAAACTCCTCTCTTTCTATTGTCAGTTTTTCATTTAAGTTTTTTACTTGTTCTTTTAGATCTTGAATTTGTTTTTGCAAATCCAATTTCTCCATCAGATTAAAGGAACTCATTTGTTTATAATATCAGATTTTGGAAAACAATCAATTTTTTTATTTTTGATAAACTTTCTATACAAATGTATAAAATAATTCTTAATTTTTGAACTAGATTTTTCATTACCTTCTATTTTGTCATCTTCGTCAATCATTTCCAATAAAGGATCCCAAAATGCTTTAACACTATTTCTTGGTCCAAATAAAACAGCGTAATTTGAAACCCTTTTATATTGTCTAATACGCCATTTATTTTTCATTTCAGATATCTCATTTACTGTCATATTTGAAATTGATTTAACATTATCATTATTCATATATCCCTTAAAAATGTTATATATTTTTTGAAAAATATAATGCTATTCTATATATCATCTATATCTTGTTCTTCTATTTCGCTATTTTCATTTGCCGATAAAACATCATCAGATGATTCTGAAATAATATCAAATTCAGCATATGACTGATTTTCTGTATTTGTATCTTCATTTAAGTAATGATTTTTATTATAATAACAGTTAATTAATACATCAGATATAATCTTATCTTTAATTAACGATTGACATTGGTCAATGTTAAATTTATGAACAATATCAACCTTGTTATCTTGAAAATCTCGTTTTGATATTACAACTAGGTCTCCATTCTCTATCAGAACTCTTTTATTAAATCTGCGCAAAGAACCTCTAATAATACCAATTGCTTCAATACCACTATTAGTTAATATTTTGGCTCTACAATTTCCAAGCAATTTAATAACATAGGCATATTCTTCATATTCTAAATTTATAGAATAATTAACGCTCTTGTCTTTATTAAATTGTGTATGTTTTTTTTTATTTCTGATACTGGTCTGATACATTATGTATTTTGATTTTATATTATTAATATACAATTATCTTTATATTGCTTATTTGCTCATATACCATTCTACAGTTTCTTTTAGACCTTCTGCAAATTCTTTTTCTTCTTTCCATCCTAAACTTTGTAATAATTTACTATTGATACTATATCGAAAATCATTAAAATTTCTATCTTGAATATATTCTATATGTTCTTCAATATCATAATTATTCCCTTTTACTAAATCTAATAACATTTTGGCAATTTCCAATACACTATATTCATTATTAGTCCCTATATTATATATGTTATTCAATTCTCCTTTGGCTAATACTAAACTAATTGCTTTAATTGCATCATCTACAAATATAAAATTACGCCTAGTGTTTCCTTCACCTTGAATAGTTAATTTTTTATTATTTTTCAATAACATAATAAACTTTGGAATAAGTTTTTCAGGATATTGATTTCTACCATATACATTATTGGCTCGAATAATTACTATAGGAAGTTTAAACGAATAATAATATGATCTTACAATAAATTCCGCACCCGCTTTAGTTGCTGCATATGGATTTGTTGGATTTAATAAACTTTTTTCACAACAACCTTGACTATCTAGGTCTATTTCACCATATACTTCATCAGTTGATATATGAATAAATTTCTTAAGTTTATTATACAGTCTACAACATTCTAATAACATATGAGTTCCTAAAATATTATCCCTTGTATAATCTATAGAATGTTCAAAAGAATTATCTACATGTGTTTGTGCAGCAAAATGTATAACATACTCAATATTATACTGGTTTAATATATTTAATACTAATTGTTTATCATTTATATCACCTTTTATAAATATATATTTGTTGTTTGGTAAAACATTATTAACATCAGAACAATAATCCAATTTATCAATATTTATAATTGTAGCATTTCTATTTTGCTCCAAAAAATAGTTAATAAAATTTGATCCAATAAACCCACATCCACCTGTTACAAGTATAATCATATATTAATAACATTATCCCATCTTTTTATATAAGAAATAATATATATATTTAATATATGTCACAATCAAATAATTTCTTAAATGATACATGGTGTATATATTTTCATGATCCTTATGATATAGAATGGGATGATAAAAGTTATAAATTACTTGGAAATATTTCAACCGCTGATGATTTTGTAAATTATTTTTTGGCATTTCGAGAATTATTTGCAAAAGGTATGTTTTTTGTTATGAGACTAGATATAATGCCAAGATATGAAGATGAACTTAATCAAAATGGTGGTTGTTTTTCTTTTAAAGTTATGCCAGAAGATTTAGATGCAAAATGGTTCAATTGTATAGCAAACATGATAGGTGAAAATATAGGAATTAACGATGATATGTGTTACAATATAAACGGTATATCAATTAGCCCTAAAAAGTTCTTTTATATTATTCGAATATGGATCAAAGATAAAAAGTATGCAAAAAAAGAATATTATAATATTGATATTCCAAAATATTCTACGCTTATGTATAAAAATCATATAGAACTTTAGAATATATATACTATTATTATGATAGTTATAAACAAAAATATTAAAGATATTTATATTGATGTCATATCCGATGAATTTATTAAGAAAATATTTGAAGATGGTGTAATTAAAAGTAAAGATTTAGCCAAACAAAAAATTGTATTAGAAGTACCTTTCATTTTAGAGGAATATCAAAATGATATTATCAATATATTCAAAGGTATGTGTTTTTGTGAGAAAGTTATGATCAATGTTGACAAAAATATTGTTCCTTACTCCGACAGATTTATAATATATTATTTTTTAAAAATTCAGAATTGTCATGAAATACCATTAATTCAATTTTTAGATAAACTTACAGCAGTTTTTGCTGTTGAATTTGCAAACATTACAGAAATAGATCATGTAGAATGTAACATTAATAAAACAGATGCATATTATGATTTTGATAATAATAATTATTTACAAGAATTACAAAAAAAATCTTTTCCCAATAATCATAAGTCTAAAAATAAATCATATAAATTAAAAAATATTTATGATATTGATGATATTAAAACATTATTTAATACTTCACAACCAGATTGTAAAGAATACAAAATTGATAAAGATTTTCTATTGAATTCTGTTAATATGCTATTGAATGATTACATTACTCGTGCTTTTATTGAAAAATTGTATAAATTTTATAAAAATAAAAATACTGTTTTATGTGTTAAAAAGTATAAAGAGTAAATATTATATTTTATATATAGTAATATGTCTATTTTATCAAAAATATACGCATTTATTCATTATGTATCTATGCCATTGCGTTTAGTATTATATATGCTAGTAATATGTTCAATAGTTTATTTTGTAGTTAATTCAAATGATCCTCTTGCAATACAATTTTATTATACTATGGGAAGTAAAATAATGGCTGCATTATTATCACTAAATGTCATTGTTTCTCAAGATGATATACAAAAATATTTACAATATCTTTATAGTGATAAAAAATTCATCTGTGTATTTAATCATTCAACATTAATAGATGGTCATGTTTTAAGTGGAATATTTTCACATGCAGGTTTTCTTCTAATAAAATGGTTCATTTATGACATGGTAGGGCAAAATGATAATTTTAACAAAAAAACAGGTTGTATGTGGGTTAAGAAAGGAGAAACAACAAAACAAATTATTGAACATGTAGAAAATAGAAAATATGGGGGGCATGTACTATTTATTGCACCTGGTGCAGGAAATGTTCCAGCAGTTCCTGGCAATATTACAGAATTTTGCGGCAAAGGTGCCTTTGTTGGTAAATATCCAATTCTCCCTATTTTGTTGAAGTTTGAAGATGATTCTTTAAATCATAATTTTGATAATGGTGAATCACTTGTTCATTCTTGTTTGAAACTATTTTTAGTTTATAATTACAAAATAAATGTGAAAGTTGGAGATATGATTGAACCTTCTGATGATGAAACTGTAGAAGAATACAAAGATAGAGTATATAATATTATGAATGATATTTATCATAATATGTCCGTTATTTAATATACACCAGATATGATAATATAAACATCTCAAAAATATATAAAAAATATATCATATATAATATTTAATGGAATACTGAATGTGTAATTATTATCTATGTATATTTATTTTATTGACATTTGTTAATGAATATTACAGCTTTGTAGCTTTAAGACTACCTATATCAGGCACAACCAAATATAGTAGCACATCATTAAATGCTATATTAAAAAATAATCATAGTTATTATAATAAAAATAAGGTTATATCGAATTATACAAACAATATTCAAAGCATTTACACTACATATGATCATAAAAATTCTATTATTATCTATATGAATGGAAATATTGAAAAGTGCTTTAATAGAACACTTAAACTAAAAAGTACTCAAGATATTATACAACTTAATATTGTTTCTATCAGTTATTTCAGAAGACTTTATCAAGATTTGCAATTTATTTTACAAAACGGGAAGACAAATGATACAACGATGCAATCATAATACAGATACAGATAAAAGATATATAATGATTTATGTATATTGTATTATATATGAAGAATATTAATATTATATTAGCAACAAGTACAGATTATGGTATCGGATATGATAATAAACTGTGCTGGAACATTCCAGAAGAACTACAAAATTTCAGAAAAATTACAATAGGAAATAAAAAAAACTGTGTAATAATGGGAAAAAATACATGGTATTCTTTACCAAACGGTCCTTTGAAGCATAGAATAAATGTAATTATTTCAAATACAGACTTTGAAAAGGTATCGCGAGAATGCTATGATAAAGATGTTATTGTTAAAAGATCTATTGAAGACGCTTTTGAATTTGTTGAACACGATGATGATATAGATGATGTATTTATTATAGGTGGTGCACAATTATACGACTACTGCTTAAATAAATTTATACATAAAATTAATAAAATATATATGTCTATCATCTATGATAAAAATTATATTTGTGATAAATTTGTGAAGGCAGATAATATATATAAACATTTTCGATTTGACAAAGAAAATATTCATTTTACAGAAAGATACGCTTTTATGATTGGGTATAATAAAAACAAAACCATTAATAATATTGATATTGATGAGCCTATCGACTAAATATTATATCAAAATTTGACATAATAAATGTTCTATATATATAGGCTCTCTTCCCTTATTCGTTTGACATAGTAAATGCTCTATTTCTGCTCCTATTTTCACTATTTCCATTTTTAATTGATGTTTTATAGTTGTGATTTTTTTTTGAGGTATGCGAGGATATTTAAGTTTCAAAAATAGTCCCTCATCATCTTCAATTATTTTTATTAAATCTTCTATTAATTTTAGGATTGAGACATTATATTGACAGCATTTGTAGGAAAGGTTCCTGATTTCTTCTAAGTTGTCCTTTGATTTGTCATATGTTTTTATAAATTCATAAAGTGGAGGAAAATTATACATACAAAATTCTTTTGTAATTACTTTAGTATATGTTTGATTAGCCCTAGTTTTTTCGATTTTAGCTAGTTCTTGTAATTCTATATCAGCCAAAAAAACGGCCTTGATAATATCACGCGATTTCATGCTAATCATATATGAATTTAGCGGAACTTTTAGATGATTAATAAAAATATCCTGTATTTCTTCAGATGTAAATAATGGAATTTTGAAAATAGTAAAACGACTTTTAATTGGTGCCTCTATTTTTGATAAAGAATGTGTTGTACACATGAAAATAACATTTTGCGAATATCTTTCAAGGAGAATACGAAACTCATAAAAATTATTAGAAAGATATTCTATATGTTTTATAATTATAAAATGTTTTCGTTCCCCTATATTTTTTGTTTGAATAATATGTAAAATAAAAGCAGATATATTGCTAAGATCTTTAGGACTTTCAGGATTTAATAAATCAATTTCAAAAAAATATTGGTTCTCATTGTATATTACTGTTTTGTTCCATGTATGTGAAGTTCTATTTATGTTTTTCATATTAAATATGTGTTTTAATATTTCATCTATATATAAGTCTAATGGAAACCCTGTATATACGTAGAGCAAAAAATTATTATTACATAACCCAATGTGATTTAAAATATTTTCATATTTGTTATTCTTTTTAATAATCATAGGAAAAGCAGTTTCCAGTTTATTCCAACAAGACATTATATGTATATAATATGATTAACATTATATATATATCAATGCTGTTTTGTATATTATTTTTTTGACATAAAGATTATTTCGTTCTTTATATTATGAATGTTTGTACAGTATTAGATCTTGATATCAATAAATTAAATGAATATACAAAAGATGATATCAAACAAATATATAAGAAAATAGCACTTGAATGTCATCCTGATAAATTAAATAATATTCAAAATATTGATGAAAAGGCTGATAAAATAGAAAAATTTAAACAAGCTAGTATAGCATATAAACTTGTTTTGGAAGATTTGGATAAATATGGCAAAATACTTAGATTTTGTGGTGGTGACGGCACTGCAGAAAACGAAGATGAATGGTTTTTTGATGGAAATGTGTATGATTTCAGTAATTTGAAGGAGGATTTTGAAATATATAAAGATTTAGATAGACGTTTTTGGGAAAGTACGCTTGATATCTTAAAAGATAAGGATTTTTTGAAAAATACATTTAATGATGTTGCTAGTTTCTTTTTAAAACACAATTTTCATACCAAAAAATATTACAATCCTAATAATACTGAAATAATAAAACATAATATATATCTTCCCGTTACTTATCGTGATTTGCATAAAAAATCTAAGAAAAAATTGCGACTTTTATTGAAAGGTGTTAGTGATCCTGTATTTTTAAATATTAATTGTAAAAAAGATTATCCGTGCGTAACTAGACAATATATTGATGATAGTGGTCAAGAACATGAAATTATCATCAAGATGAATTTAGACAACAGTATAAGTGATATATGCCAAGATTATAGTCATATTATAAATGATGATGGTACAATTGATTTGGTAAAAAATATTAATGTAACTTGGATTGAATATTTAGAAGGCTGTAAAAAACAAATAGAATATATTGATGCTGGACATTTAGATATAACTATATATCCATTTGACTTGAATAATATAGTTATGAAAGGAAAAGGTATATTTGGAGGAAAGTTAATAATTTATTTAAATATAATAAATATCCAAGAAAAAGAATGGAAAAATCTTGACGAACGCCATAAGAAAAAGATGATTGAGATCCTTAAAATGATATAAGGATATATAATGATAATGTAATCATAAAGAATAATTGAAAGAGATGCCTCCTGCTGCAAAGAAAGCCCCTGTTACTCCTGCTCCTGTAGAAACTAAAACTGCTCCTGCTAAAAAAACTGTTTCAAAAAAAGCTGAACCTGTTCATACACCTCCACCTGCAGAGGTAAAAGCCCCTGTTGTTGATGCTTCTGATGATAAGGTTGATAAAACTGGTGATAATATTTTGAGTTCTCTTGTTGATAAGGTTAATAATCTTTTTTCACAGTTTAAAGAGGTTCAGAACCTTATCAAACTTCTTGGTAAAGAATATGACAAACAACAGAAGATCATTGACAAAGTACAGAAGAAAAGACAGAATGCCAAGAACTCACCATCTGGATTTGCTAAACCCAACAAGATTTCAAATGAGCTCTGTGACTTCATCGGCGTACCTTATGGTACCGAAAAATCTCGCACTGATATCACAAGATTTATCAATGCATATGTAAAAGAACACAATCTTAATAAACCAGACAACCGTCGATTTATTCTTCCCGATGCAAAACTCAAAGCCATTCTCAACGTGAAAGATGGAGAAGAAATCAATTACTTTATTCTTCAAAAACTAATTTCACACCATTTCCCTCCCAGTGCCAGTAAACAGAAAGCTTAAGAATAATTCTTTTTTTTATTTTTATATTTTAAGTAATATATATAAAATGAATGATGAAAAAATAATTTTTTATGAAAAACATAAAAAAGCTTTAAAAAACATTCGCGATATCTTGATTAAAGATAATGATTTTTTGAATGAAGATAATCAAGAAGATAATCAAGAAGATAATCAAGAAGATAATCAAGAAGAAAATCCTATTGATATTTTAGATACTCGTATAAACAACGACGATGGTATTGGGAAATATTTTGATGAGTTTTTACCAGAATACTTTATATTAGTCAAAGATCAACTTTATGAGTTAAAAGAATTTGATTTGGAACCATACTTATATTTAAAATATACTTACATGAATGATAATGAAAAGAAAAAGAATATTGGTTATAAAAAAATTGATATACAGAATGATAATTTAAAATATATATATAAAATCATAGTAGATAAAAAAATAGAAATATTTTATATATTAATATATGATAAATTGGATACTACTGATTTAAAAAATAAAGTAGATAATAATGTAATACAACACCTTATTAAAAATATTTATGATATTATACAAACATCAGTTGTTACATAATAAAAAATCATAAATATAAACAGGATATATATACAAATGAATAATACTAATAGTATTTATGCAAGAACTAAAAAAAAAATTTATATATGTAATAGATTGCGTTCAATATGGACTAAAAAAGGTTCTAAAAAAGACTATATAATATTAAAAGGTGCCTATATAGCAATCACTAAAAAACTACTCAAAACAATTAAAAAAACCACAGGAGGAGATTACAATAAAGATGAATTAGACGAATTGTATAAAAAATATGAAAAATTTATCAATGATAATTTAAAACAAATACCAGAAAAAGAAGAAGAAATAAAACAAAAAGAAGAAGAAATAAAACAAAAAGAAGAAGAAATAAAACAAAAAGAAGAAGAAATAAAACAAAAAGAAATACAAATAGAAGAAAAAGAAATACAAATAAAAAAAGAAAAAGAAAAAGAAATAGAAAAAGAAAAAGAAATAGAAAAAGAAAAAGAAAAAGAAATAGAAAAAGAAATAGAAAAAGAAAACAAAAATGAACCATATGATAGTGATATTGAAACTATTGATTTGAAACATAATAGTGTAATATTAGAAGAAGCAAAAACAAAAATACAAAATGAAATAAAAAATATACAAGAACAAATATATGATACTAAGTATGATCTTTTGCCTCTTCTATCCAACAGAGTTGCCCTTAAAAAAAGATATCAAATTTTAAAAAATCAAATTCCAATTTATTATACATTTATGGTTATGATTAAATTTTATAATAATTCAAATCAAGATTTAAAAACAAGTTTTGAAAAACTAGAAAATACAAATCAAGACAAAAATGATCAATATTTAACAGCAAATGATTTTATAATGAATGAATACGAAAAAGATATCTTACAATTATATAAAATACTGAACTCGAATAAAGAAGAATTTGACAAATTAAATGCAGCTGTATCATCTACAGATGCAGAAAAAAAAATAAGTTTGGATGAAAAAATAAATATAAATATCAAAAAAATATTGACAGAAATGACTAAATTAGCAAAAAAAGAAGAAGCAAAAAGATTAGAAACAGAAAAACAAAAAGCAACAGAAGAAGCAGCAAAAAGATTAGAAACAGAAAAACAAAAAGCAACAGAAGAAGCAACAGAAGAAGCAAAGAAAAAAGTACCAAGACAAAAGACAGTAATAAATCGAATAAGTCTAATAAAAAACTATAATAATTTTGGAATGACGAAATCACCAGATGATGAAGCATCAACAATTTCACCATTTGATGAAAAAGAATTGGATGAAATATTACGTGATGTAGAAGCATCAAAAAAAAAAGAAGAAGAAGCAAGAGAAAAAACAAGAAAAGAAGCAGAACAAGCACGACTAGCAGCAGAAGAAGAAGCAAAGAAAAAAGCAGAAGAAGCAGAACAAGCACGACTAGCAACAGAAGAAGAAGCAAAAAAAGAAGCAAAGAAAAAAGCAGAAGAAGAAGCAAAGAAAAAAGCAGAAGAAGAAGCAAAGAAAAAAGCAGAAAAACAAGCAAAGAAAAAAGCAGAAGAAGAAGCAAAGAAAAAAGCAAAAAAAGAAGCAAAGAAAAAAGCAAAAGAAGAAGCAAAGGAAAAAGCAAAAAAAGAAGCAAAGAAAAAAGCAAAAGAAGAAGCAAAGGAAAAAGCAGAAGAAGAAGCAAAGGAAAAAGCAGAAGAAGAAGCAAAGAAAAAAGCAGAAGAAAAAGCAAACAAAGCAATAGGCAACTTAATAACAAAAATAAGAGGTATAGAAATAGATTCGTCAAGTATTTTATTTAGCCCAGATGATGTAAATACAATAGATGATTTTAAAGCAGAAATTATTAAAATTTTAATAATATTTACTGTAGAATCAATAGATGATTTTAAAGCAAATATTATTAAAATTTTAAAAGATATTAAAAAAAATGTAAGTAATCTTCAAATAAAAAAAAAAGAATTATACGATATAATTGTTAAAATAATTGATTATATTAATAATTTCATTAATAACAAAAATATAACAAAAATAGAATTAATTTCAAATATCGATAAATTAATTGATGATTTAATTAATAAAATTGAAGAAATTTTAAATAGTTATAAATTTGATAGGCAATCATCTAAACCATCTAATCAATCACGAGGAGTAAAAGAATCCGACAATACCAAACATAATGGTGTTACAACAAATCCTACAACAAATCCTACAAAAAATGATGATATGTTTGGACAATCGTCATCACGATCATCAGATAGATCGGCAACATCGCCGCCAATAGAAATATCACAACGACCAGAACAAGCACGACTGCTAATAAAAACAGACACAGAAACAGCAAAAAAAAAGGGAAAACTCGATACAATATCAGAAGATGAAGCAGCAGAAAATAAAGAAGAAAGAGAATATATTATAAATGATCATTTTAAAAAAATTACAGAAATGAATACACAACAAAAATTACAAGAAGAAATGCAACAACAAAGAAATGAAAAAATTATAAAAGAAGGTAAAGAAAAAAAATTAGTAAAACAAAAAATACAAGCATTGAATGCAGCAGAAGCAAAATTAAATACAGAAGTAGAAAAAGCAGTAGCAGAAGCAACAAAAGATAAATTAAGCGAAAATACACAAATAGGATTAGCAACAGAAGCACAAAATCAAGAAAATGCATTAATAGAAACCATATTTAATTTAAATAGACAATTAAGTTTAGAACATATTGATACTATAAAAATTTTTTTAAAAAATATAAAGAATTATACAATACAAAATATAGATAATGAATTAATAAATATTTGTTCAATATTATATGATCAACCTACAAATATAGAACATGATAAATTAAAAGATTTGACACAAAATGCAAAAAATATTCTAAAAAACATAATGAATATATTATTAAGTATATTGCTTACAATAATACCAGTATATATATCATATAATAGTAATTTAGAATATAATAATATTACATATGAAAAAGATAAAAAAGATAAAAAAGAAACCTCAATTAATAATACAAATAAAAATAAAATAATGCATTTTTTTGTAGTTGAAAAAGATAAAGAAAAAATTACAGATGCACAATTTATAGAATATAATAATTATAAACATGAAGATGGTACTATAATAGCATCATTATATTATGTTCGCAATAAGGAACATCCTTTTATATATATATGTAATATAACAGATACTGATATTGCTAAAATACAGTCTACAATAAAATTTATATATTTAAAAATACCACAGTATTTGAAAGAAAAAATTTATAAAACACTTACATTAACAAAATTAGAAGATCTGCAAACTCACTTCAATAATATAAAAAAATATCTTTTGGAACAAATAAAGGCTGAATCTTTTTCAATTACATAATAATTATATTTAATATAAACAGAATAACATTTATTAATGCATAATATTAAGGATCTATATAAAAGAACCAGTAAAAAAGTGTATATTAATAATAGATTACGTTCAATATGGACAAAAAAAGGTTCAAAAAAAGAATATGTAATGTTAAAAGGCGACTATGTGGCAATTACTAAACAACTTCTCAAAAAACCCAAAAAACAAATGGGAGG